TGAGCGCGGTGGGGTGACTAGCTTCGGCACGCTGGCCTATGCGGGCGGCGGTGGTGGTGGGGCGCCTGGGGTGCTGGGCAGCGCCAGCGGTGGTGGTGGCGGTGCGTTGATGGGCAGTGCCAATGGCAATTTTGGCACCAATGCCGCTGGCGGCGCGGCGCTGCCGTTTGGCCTCCCTGGCGGATTTGGTGCAGTCGGTGGCAGCGCAAACCAAACTACTGGAACAGGCTCCGGCGGTGGCGGCACTGGCGCTACGGGCGTGCCGTTCGCTGGTGGTAATTCCACCATGAACCCCACAGGTGGTGGTTCGGGTGGTGGGTTTAATGCAGGCGCGGCGGCGGTTGGGGGAAACGGCGGAACGGCGTTCTACAGCGGGATTGCGACGCTATCGGCGGGCGGGGGCGTAGCGACGAACGGCACGCCCGGTGGTGCCAATGCGGTTCAGCCGATCAACTCTCCCAACAACAGTCAAGGCGGCGGCGGTGGTGGCGGCGGTGCAGGCTCAGCGGCCAATGGCGGGGCAGGCGGGGCCGGTGGCGGCTTCGGTGCCGGCGGTGGTGGTGGCGGTGCGGGCGACAGCGCGCTGGGCCGTGTCGGCGGTGTCGGTGGCAATGGTGCGCCGGGCGTAGTTTATGTGATGGAGTGGTAATTATGAGCATTAATAAATATGACGTTCTAGATTCAGAAGGTTTTTTAGTTAATACTATTCAATGGGATGGTAAAACTGAATGGTATCCCCCTGAAGGACACACAGTAGTAGCATCCCCATCTGGTGCGTTACTACGACCTGAGCCAGAGATTAAATAATGCTAACTGATAGAGATAATTTCAGACTTAAAGGCGTACATCCTGATTTAGTACGTGTTGTAACGCGAGCTATTAAATTTGTAGATTTTATGGTTTTAGAAGGTCTCCGAACCAAAGAGCTACAAGCTGTTTATGTAGCTAAAGGAGCCAGTCAAACTATGTTTAGCCGTCACATTACAGGTCATGCTGTAGATCTTGTTCCCCTTATCAATGGTCAAATTAGCTGGGCTTGGCCTTCTTATTTTCCCATGGCTAAAGTTATTAAAGAAGCTGCTGAAACAGAAAATGTTAAGATTGTTTGGGGTGGTGATTGGGTTTCATTTAAAGACGGTCCTCATTTTGAACTTGACCGTAAGTTTTATCCTGGGGCTTAATATATAATGGATACTATTCAGTTTCAATTAGCCAGTAACGAACCTAATAAGCTTACTGAGTGGAAGAATGAACCTTCTATCCTGGTATTAAAACAGGATTTAGAAGCAGCAAAACCGTCTCAACAAGCTCAAATCGTTAATATGAATCGCTGGCAGAATCTGCTTAGTGTCACTGGTGAAGCTAAACCTATCAAAGTTAAAGGGCGTTCTTCTGTACAACCTAAGCTTATTAGGCGTCAAGCTGAGTGGAGATACGCCGCATTGTCCGAACCTTTTCTTGGTTCAGAGAAGATATTTAAAATTGATCCTGCTACGTTTGAAGATGAGAAGGCAGCAAGACAAAACTCTTTAGTATTAAATTGGCAATTTAGAACTAAAATTAATCGTGTAAAGTTTATTGATGATTTTGTACGTGCTACAGTAGATGAAGGTACTTCAATCTTACGGGTGGGTTGGACTCGTTATACAGTTCCTATTACTAAGATTGTTCCTGTTTGGACACACTTTGAGATCCAAGACGAGCAACAAGCTGAGCAATTACAACAAGCATTAGCTGCTAAACAAGAAAACATTAGAGGATTTACAGAACAAGCTCCCCCTGAGATTATTGAAGCAGTTAATATGTTTGAGGAGCAAGGTATTCCTACGGTTGCTCAACAGACGGGAGAGCAAGAAGTTGCTTCCGAAAAAGTAATACTAAATCATCCTACAGTAGAAGTTTTAAATCCACGTAATGTTTATATTGATCCTTCTTGTCAAGGAGATATTAGTAAGGCGTTATTTGTTATTGTTTCATTTGAAACCAACAAAGCTGCTTTACTTAAAGAAGGAAATAGATATACAAACTTAGATAAAGTTGATTGGCAAGGTCATACTATTTTATCTGAGAGCGACCATGAAACCAGTACACCATCTGAGTTTAATCTTAAAGACACTCTCCGTAAGCGTGTAGTTGCTTTTGAGTATTGGGGTTTTTATGATATTAATGGAGATGATGTATTAGCCCCGTTTGTTGGTACTTGGATTGGCGATGTTATGGTTCGTATGGAAGAGAATCCTTTTCCAGATGGAAAGCTTCCCTTTGTGGTTGTTCCATACTCTCCTGTTAAACGTGATTTGTACGGTGAGCCGGATGCAGAGCTATTAGAAGATAATCAAAAGATTCTAGGTGCTGTTACTCGGGGTATGGTTGATCTATTAGGCAAGTCTGCTAATAGCCAACAAGGCTTTGCTATGAGTATGCTCGATCCTCTTAACCGTCGTAGATACGATGATGGTAAGGATTATGAGTTTAACCCAAGCATGACTCCCGCAACTGGTATTATTACTCATAAATATCCAGAGCTACCACAATCAGCATTAATGATGCTTAACTTACAGAACCAAGAAGCAGAATCATTATCTGGTGTTAAAGCATTCTCTGGGGGATTGTCAGGGGATGCTTATGGTGCAGTAGCTACTAATACCCGAGCTACTATTGATGCGGCTGCTAAAAGAGAAACTGCTATTCTACGTCGTATGGCTCAAGGCATGTCTGAAGTAGGTATTAAAATTATAGCTATGAACCAAGAGTTTCTTAGCGAAGAGGAAGTAATTCGTGTTACTAATCAGGAATATGAAACTGTTAAACGTGAAGATCTTAAAGGTAACTTTGATCTTATTGTTGATATCTCCACAACCGAAGTAGATAATGCTAAAGCACAGGATATGGGCTTCATGGTTCAAACCATTGGGCCTACTGCCGGTCAAGAAACTGTTATGATGATTCTAGCAGAGATCGCTGAGCTTAAGCGTATGCCTGCACTAGCCCAAAAGTTAAGAACATTCAAACCAACACCAACTCCAGAACAAGCCGAGATACAAAGATTAGAGATAGAGAAATTACGTAAAGAAGTAGAACTTATTGATTCAGAGATTGCTCTTAACATGGCTAAAGCAGCAGAAGCTGGAGCCAAGAAAGATAAAACTAATCTTGATTATGTTGAACAAGAAACTGGCACTGCCCATGAAAGAGATATGGCAAAGCAACGTGGGCAGGCTGAAGGTAATCAAGCACTAGAAGTTACTAAAGCATTTACTAAACCTAGAAAGATTGGAGAGAAAGCACCAGATATTGAATCTGCTATTGGATATAATGCTGTTTCAGATAAATTAAAGCTTGATAACGATTCAACTCTTAACTTATAAGTTAACTTTAATACTAACTTATTAACTCAAGGACCATTCAGCAATGTCTGAAGTCTCACAAATGACTGGCCTAGAACGTCAATACCAAGATGATAAAGTACTAATTGATCGCCGTAATATGGCTATGCGTTTAGCAAAAAACCATGATTTTAGGACATTAATTCTTGATGGGTTTTGTATGACTGAAGCTGCCCGATACGTACAAGCCTCTGCTGATCCAGCACTTGATCCTGCTAGTCGCCAAGATGCCTTAAACCTAGCTCAAGCTTCTGGTCACCTAAAAAGATTCTTATCTGTTATTGTACAAGCAGGAGTCGTAGCTGAACGTAATATGCCAGATCTTGAAGATAAGTTAGCTGAAGAACGTGCTGAGCAGAATGTGGTGGACGGGGAGCTAAACTAATGTCCGCTACTTTAGCAATGTCCGATGAGGAGTTTCTGAAGTTAAACGACCCTGTTGCTGAGGCTTCTGTAGAGGTCACAGAGCCTGTTGTAGAGGAAGTAGCTGAGACTGTAGCTGAAGATGTACCAGAGGCTGTAGTCCCCCCAGAAACTCCTGCTGAGGGGGTAACTGAAAAGGACCCCGATGATGCAGAAGTTATGGGATCTACTCCATCTGCTAAAGTGGAAGTTAAAGATGCTGATCTGCCCGTGGAAGCCCTTGTCGGGGAGGGGAAAGATAAAAACAAAGAAGAAGTTGCTCCTGTAGAAGCAATTAACTACGAAGATCTCTACAACAAAATTATGGCGCCATTTAAAGCAAATGGTAAGTCCATCGAAGTTCGGAACCCAGATGAAGCTGTAAAGCTGATGCAAATGGGAGCCAATTATACCCGGAAGATGCAGGAGCTTGCTCCACATCGGAAGGTGCTATTAATGCTCGAAAAGAACGGGCTTATGGATGAGGGTAAGCTTTCTTATCTAATTGATTTAGATAAAAAGAACCCTGATGCTATTCATAAGTTAGTTAAAGATTCGGGTATTGATCCTATGGACATGGATACGTCCAAGGAGAGTCAATATAGAGAAACTAATCACCGTGTTGGTGATGAGGAGATTAAATTTCTTTCTGCACTTGATGATATGAAATCAACCCAAGAAGGTCTTGGGACTATTCAAGTTATTAATGCAGATTGGGATACCGCTAGTAAAGAGCATCTATGGAAGTCGCCTGAAGTTCTGTCTATTATTCATTCTCAAAGAGAATCTGGTATTTACGATCAGATTAATAAAGAAGTTAATAGACAGAAAGCCTTAGGGACCATCTCCGCTGATGTACCGTTCTTGCAAGCTTACCAGACTGTAGGCGAAAGAATGTCTGCTGCTAATGCTTTTGTTAATATTGATACACCATCACCGAGTCCTAAAGCACCTGTAGTAGTTGCTACTAGAGTAGCTACTCCAAAGCCAACAATCTCGAATAGTGTCAAAGCAAATGCTGCTGCTTCTAATCGCACTACCCCTGTTACAGCCAAAGCTTTTGTCAACCCGCTTGCACAAAGCGATGACGAGTTTATGAAGCAATTCAACGGTCGAGGCTGATCTAACCTACATGGCTAACTGAAGCGTGCTTTCATCTTTAATCTTTAGTTCCTGAAAGGAACATCTACTATGCCTTTAAATTATTCCGCATCTGCGGGCAACAACGTCATTGATGGTGTGGGTGGTGGTCAGTTTAATACTTTCCATTACCTCAAGAAGGCTATTATCACTGCCCGTCGTGAGCAGTTTTTTATGCCTCTTGCGTCTGTCGTAAATATGCCCAAGCACTTTGGTAAGACCATCAAAGTGTATGAGTATGTGCCTCTTCTTGACAACCGTAACGTCAACAACCAGGGCCTAGACGCTGCTGGTTCTACCATTACTACTTCGTATGTAGCTTCTCTGCCTACGACTGCTGGCCTGCCTAGTGCTACTGCTACAGCCACACACCTAATCTCATACGCTGTAGAAGCTGATGCTACCGCTACTGCGGCTGCTGTAAATGCTATTCAAACAGGTATGGCCGTTAAAACTGGTGCTGGTCCTTGGGTTGTAACTTTCCTTACCGTGCGTCTAAACTCCACCACAACTCTTGGTCTTATTACTGCACTTCTAGCTGCTGTTCCTACTGCTACGTACGAAACCTTTGCCGGCAACCTATATGGCTCTAGCAAAGACGTTGGTGTTATTGCTGCTCGTCTTCCTACTCTTGGAGAGGGTGGTGGTCGTGTAAACCGTGTAGGCTTTACTCGTATTGAGCGCACTGGCTCAATTACAAAGTTCGGCTTCTTCCATGAGTTCAGTAAGGAGTCCATGGACTTTGACACTGACGCAATGCTTATGGATCACCTGTCTCGTGAGCTTATGACAGGTGCGGTTAAGATCAGCGAAGATCTTCTACAGCGTGATCTGCTCGCCTCTGCTGGTGTAACTCTGTTCTCCGGTACTGCTACTTCTCGTGCTACTATGACTGGTGAAGGCGTTGTGGCTCTTCGTTCGGTTGTATCTCTTGCTAACCTAGTGCGCCTAGACCAAATTCTAACTGATAATCGTACTCCTAAGCAGACTACTATTATTACTGGTTCGCGTATGGTTGATACCAAAGTAATTCCTGCTGCACGAGTTATGTTTGTTGGTTCAGAAGTAGTTCCAATGCTAAAAGTTATGGCTGATAGCTTTGGGCAAAGAGCATTTATTCCTGTTCAGCATTATGCTGATGCAGGTACTGTGCTAAATGGTGAAATTGGTACTATCGACGCCTTCCGCATTATCCAGGTTCCTGATATGATGCATTGGTCAGGCACTGCTGGCGGCGCTACTGTAGCTGTCAACGCTGGTTATCGTGCTTCTTCCAACAAGTACACTGTCTTCCCAATGCTTGTTGTAGGCGACGATTCTTTCACTACCATTGGCTTCCAGACTGACGGTAAGACAATGAAGTTCGACATTATGACTAAAATGCCTGGGCGTGAAACTGCTGATAGAGTCTCTGATCCATACGGTGAGATGGGCTTTAGCAGCATTAAGTGGTACTATGGTATGCTAGTGAAGCGTCCTGAGCGTATCGCTATTCTTCATACTATTGCTCCGCTATAATACACTAAGTCTAACGGGGGGAGGGAATAGTCCTTCCCCCCAAATACTTTACATAAATGGAAATCGGATACTATGAGCGATCACTCCACTATCGAAGACTCTGATATTAATCTTGATATGGTTCCGCCA